CTTTGTTGTAGGGTGGCCCCATACTACGAAGTGGCCGCCCGTTTTTGGTACCCCCCCCAGCTGGGAATACCCCCCGCCAGGTAACCCCGATGCCACGTAAACCCGCCCCACCCTGCCGGCACACCGGATGCCGCGGCCGAGCCGAAGCCGGGAAGCGATACTGCGACCGACACCAGGCCGACGAGCTGACCGAAAGCCGAGACGATGCGCGGCGCCGGGGAACAGCTGCCCAACGGGGGTACAACTGGAGATGGCAGCAGCGACGCGCCGCCTATCTCATGGGACACCCACTATGCCGTGACCCTTACGACCGACACCCGGGGGTGGTGACACCAGCTGAAGTGGTCGACCACGTGATACCGCACCGTGGCGACCCTGAGCTTTTCTGGGACGAAGACAACTGGCAGCCCCTTTGCCGCCCGTGCCACGACCACAAAACCGCGCGCGGAGGGTAGAGGGGGAGAAATCACCACAGCCCTAGAGAGCAAGACCGGCGACTTGCCCCCCTGCGCGGTGCCGCAGTTGAAGGGGTAAAACTGAAATCCAGGGGAACACCTAAATTCTAATAGGGGTTGATTTTAGGCCGTGAGCATCCGAACTCTAAAACGCAAAGAAAACCCCATTATCTCGACCGCTTTGGTGTCTGAGGGGGTGGCCACAGAGTGGACGGCCGGCGCCACGCCCAGGGCCCGCGACCAGCAGCTGGCCCGCCAGCAGGCCGCCGCCGAATGCCTGGGCGACCTGGCCCACGGCCTGGAACGGTACATAGTGGCCAAGGGCCAGTTTTCGCTTATCGACCTGCTACGGGCGATTCTAAGCCAGACCGGGCCCGCCCACCTGACCTTCAGCACGTGGACGGCCGCCGGCCTACACGTTTCGGAAGTCTACGACCTGGTGGAAGCCGGTACCATCCTGTCCACCCGGTGGCTGATAGACCACACCTTCCAACGCCGGCAGCCCCACGTGGCCGGCCAGCTTCACAACCTATTCGGCGCCCAGTCAATCCGGGTGACCCGCAACCACGCAAAGCTGGCCCTGGTGCGAAACGACGCCTGGGACGTCACCGTGCTAACCAGCATGAATTTGAACGTAAACCGCCGGATGGAATTTCTACTGGTGCGCGAAGACCACGACCTGGCCGAATTCAACGCCCAGTGGATAGACGATATCTTCCGCCGCCGCCGAGCCCTGGACAACTGGGGAAAATCGAACAGCTGGCAGCGTAAACGCTTTGCCCAGGACTGAGACGTGAGCGTAAAGCAACCGAAGGCCAAGAAAGAGCACCGGGCGAAAAAGCCGGCAGAGGAAACCGCCCCCCCGCCCGTGACCGAAGACGAGCTGGTGGACCAGGTGGCCGAATGGATACTGAACGGCAACAGCCACGCCGACGTGGTGGCCGCCGTACTCCACACCTGGCCCGATACCAAACTCGAGACGGCCCGCGAGCTGCTGGACAAGGCCTACGAATACCTGGAAGGGTACATGGAGCTCGGCGCCGACCAACGGAAGGCCTGGCACTGTCAGGCCCGCCGCGAGCTGTACCGCCGAGCCCTGGAAATCCACGACTACAAAACCGCCCACGCCATTCTGAAAGAACTGGCGAGCCTGGACGGAACCGGGGCCCCACGGGGCCGCCAGCCGGAACCCGCGCCCACCTTCGAAGACGACGGGGTACCCGACGGAGACGGCCTAGAAATACCGACGAATTGAAATGGCCAACCGACCGAAACCCACCGCCACCAAGAAACGCCAGGGCAACCCAGGACACCGCCCCCCCAACCCCGCCGAACCGGACTGGGAAGGGAAGACGACCTGCCCGAACTGGCTACCGACGGTGGCGAAAAGCGAGTGGCGCCGCCTGGCCCCACACCTGGAGCGGGAAGGTATGTTGACGCCGGCCACCCGTTCCGCCTTCGCCGGGTACTGTCTCGCCTACGCCCAGCTGGTGGCCGCCGCCAAGTTTTTGGAAAGCCGATCAGCCGGCGGAAGCCTGAAGTATCGCAACCGCGTATCCGGAACCCTGAAGGCCTGGCCCGAAGTGGCCATCGCCCAGGCCGCTAGCGAGCAAATGCGGAAGTACCTAATCGAATTCGGACTGACCCCCGCCGCCGCGGCCAAGGTACCCGGGAAGGGGAAAGACCCCGACGACGCCGCCAGACGGTTTCTCTTCGGAGACGGGGACGACGGCCAGGCCGCGGCCGAACGTGGAAGTAACGTTGCCCTATTCCCTGAGAAATGACGACACCGGCCGACGCCCGCCGCAAGGTGGTACACACCTGGGAACGGTGCCCGCGCGACCGGGCCGTATCCAAGCTAGAGCGCCTGGCCTACAAACGCCACGCCCGCGACCTGGCCACCGGCCACAAACGGGGCCTGTATTTCAACGACGACGCGGCCGACCGGGCCGTGGTGTTTATCGAAACCTTTTGCCGGCACTCGAAAGGTGTCTGGGCCGGCCAGCTTATCGAGCTGACCAGGTTTCAGCACTTTGTGGTCCGGTCGATCTTCGGGTGGCGCTACATCGACACCGGCCTACGCCGGTACCACTACGTCTACCTACAGGTGGCGCGGAAACAGGGCAAAACGACCCTGGCCGCGGCTATCGCCGTCTATATGACCCTGGCCGACAAAGAAGCCGGCGCCGAGAACTTCAGCGCGGCCACGACCAAAGACCAGGCCCGTATCTGTTTCGACGCCGCCGCCGCCATGGTGCGACGGAGCCCCGAGCTATCGAAGTACCTAGACGTATTCGGGGGGAAGCCGCAAAGCCGGACCAACAATATCAGCTGCGAAATTCTAGGCTCGAAATTCGAGCCCCTGGCATCCGACGAACAGAACCTGGACGGCCTGAATATCCACCTGCTGGTGGGCGACGAGCTACACCGATGGAAGAAACGCGAATACCTGGACGTACTCGAGACCGCCAGCGGAAGCCGGACCCAACCGCTACGCCTGTACATTACGACCCCCGGGAACAACCCCGAAGGTGTCTGCTGGGAGCAGCGAGACTACGCGGTAAAGATTCTCGAAGGGGTGGTGGAAGACGACGAATACCTGGTGTTCATGGCCGAACCGCCACTGGACGCCGACTACACCAACCCCAAGACCTGGGAAATGGGAAACCCCAACCTTGGGGTGACCGTCTGGAAGAAAGACCTGGAGGCCGAATGCAAACGGGCCCAGGACGACATTACCAAGCAGAACGGATTCCGCCGGTACAAATGCGGTATGTGGGTGAGCCAGGCCGAACGGTGGCTGGACCTGGCCAAGTGGGACCGTTGCGCCGCCGACTTCGACCTCGAGCTTTTGGCCGGCCGGCCGTGTTTCGGAGGCCTGGACCTGGCCAGCACCGAAGACCTGGCCGCCTTTTGCCTGCTGTTCCCGCCGACCGACGACGACCCCCTTTGGTTTTTCCGGTGGTGGGCCTGGTGCCCAGAGGACCGGATACCCAAGCTACCCCGCGAGCAGCAACGCCCCTACCAGCAGTGGGCCGAACGTGGCCACCTGACCCTGACCCCGGGCGACCAAATCGACTACGACTTTATCCGAAAAGTGGTCAACCAGGCCGCCGAGGACTACCGCATTGAAGAAATCGGGTACGACCCCTGGAACGCCACCCAGCTGGTGTACAAGCTCGAAGAGGAAGACGGTATGGAAATGGTGAGAGTTACCCAGGGGGTGGGCGGAATGAACGCCGCTAGCAAGGAATTCGCCCGCCTGGTGAACAAAGGCCAGATGCGCCACGGGGGTAACCCGGTGGCCAGGTGGTGCGCTTCGAATATCGCAATCTGGACCGACGCAAACGACAACATCAAGCCGAGCCGGAAAAACTCCGGTGGCCGTATCGACCTGGTGGTGGCCGGGATTATCGGCCTGGCCCGCGGAATGCTGGAAGACGCCGGGGTACCCCTGTACGAAAAACGGGGCCTGGCATGAAACGCGCCCTGGTGTACGACGGCCTGGTGGTGGTGGGTGGCGGCCTGTTGGCCGCCGGCCTGGGGTGGTGGTGGCCACCGGCCGGCCTTATGGGCCTGGGGGCAATGTTGATTATCGCGGGCCTACGCCTGGCCCAAGACGCCGACGGCGGGGGAACCAATGAGCCTAGCTAGAGCCCTAGTCCGGGGCCGCGAAGCCCGCAGTATCGGGGGTGACTGGGACCGGTACGTAAAGGCCCTGCTGGCCCAAATGAAGGCCACCAGTGGGGTAACCGTATCGCCAGAGACCGCTATGAAGGTGGGGGTATTTTTCGACTGTGTCCGCATCATTGCGGAAGACAGCGCCAAGCTACCCCTACCCCTGCTGAAACGCCTATCTGGTGGTGGGAAGGAAAAAGACACCACCCACCAGGTGGCCCGCCTGATACGCCGGCCGAACCCGTACAACACCTCCATAGAGCTACGGGAAACGGCCGTGGGCCATATGGCCAG